TTCAACCATTTATGTTTATGGATTACCCGTTTGCCACGAATGCGCAAAGGCGATCATTCAGGTTGGAATCAAGAAGGTGGTAATGCGAAAAGAAACAAAAGATAATCGCTGGAATGATTCATGTGACCTTGCTCAAATCTTCTTCCGTGAAGCCGGCGTAAAGACCACATATATAGATCAATAACACACTTCTTAATATGAAAAACATATCAATCGTAATGGGCCGAGGCATTGAAGGCTGCGGCGTAACAAAATTCACCATTGAACAATGCAAGTATTATGATCGTAATGATTATGATTATACTGTATTTGCGTCTAAGGATAAGTCGTGGACTCGTAAGAAGGCCCACGCTACTGATAATATTATTCAGCTAAAATTTTCCAACCCTGCTGAGATTGATGGGATGATTAAGAAGATCAACGCGTCTGATCTTGCAATCATCAATTCTTTACCGGCTATAAGCTTTCCGGAAGAAGCTATTGATAACTTCAAAAGAATGCTGGGAGAGATTAAGGTACCAGTCGCGCTTATTCAGCACGATCATTCGCTGTTGTCCATCAGACGAAACGCCGCACTTGACGAATCACTTGATCGAGCTGATGTGATTTTTGTACATTCAACAACAAGTGATTTTGCAAAATATGCAGAGGAAAGAGTTGGCCCAAAAGTAACACTTTTTGGAGTAGAAGAAGGCAAGCCGATTCTTCCATTCCAACCGGGAATGTATTTTGATGAAGTAAAAGAAAGGTATTGGAAAGAGCAGTGCGAAGAACCACGCCATCACAAGTGGATAGGTAGAACTACAACCTGGAAAGGTTATAGGAAAATGGGCGAGTTCGCTAACGACTATTTGGCACAGAATAAAATGTTAACAACATTCGAAGGAATTGAACGTTCACCTGCGTTTTTAAATTTCAAAGAATACGTGCCCAATTTTAATAATTTGCTTAAAGAGGACCCGAATCAATATGATTTATCCGAAGCTTATGGTGCGCCTGCTCAAGTGTTTGGTCCTTACATTCAAACAGAAATGCTTGAAAGAATGTCAAAGGTGGGCTTTGGTTATCAACTTTCGCATCTGAAAGAACACTTTATTCAGCGATCAATTGAGTATACCCATTGCGAAGTTGTTTGCACAGGTACGATTCCCGTTTTTGATAAAAAGTATGGCGATGCTTGTACACATCGACACTATGGAAAAAAGCTTGCCGAATGCAAAAACTCCGGAACAATATGGTTTGATGAAAACGATTTTGACGGAACGTTAAATCAAATGTTGGATATTATCAACAATAAAGAAAAAAGAGAACAAATGAGAACTGAAGCGTTTGAGTTTTATAAGCTTCATCAAGACGCGTCACACACCTTTAATCACATAATGGAAAGCATAGAAAATGTCACATAATCACGCAGCAATCGTACCTCTTATTGGAGGCCTCCCTCTTGGAACAGAAAATGTTTTCAAGAAAAAGCCTGAATACATTTTATCATATTCACCGTTTGGTGCTAATGATTCGCAATACCGCGCGTATCGTAAGGATGTACCATATTACAGAATTGACGAAAATGAAGTTCCTTCTTCATTAAAAGAAGTAGATGTTATAGGAGCAACTTGCCCTTGCGCTGGTTTATCTTCTCTTAGCCCATCCAGTTCATCAGATAATAAAGCTAATGATTGGATGGTTGAATCTGCGAAATACGTTTTAACTCAAGTAAAACCAAAGGTCTTTTGGGGAGAGAACGCTCCTCGACTTGCAACCGCAATGGGAGCACCCATTGTAAAGAAGCTTCGAAAGCTTGCAAAGGCTAATGGCTATACAATGTCTTTGTATAAAACAAAGTCAAAGTTGCACGGCTTAAGTCAGAAGCGGGATAGATCGTTTTACTTCTTTTGGAAAGGAACCTCTATTCCCTATATGACCTTTTATTATCGACCGAATGAAAAGATCGAGGACGTTATTCTAAATGCATTTGTGTCTGATGATGATCCTATGAATGAGATTACGAATAAAAATAAGCCAAGTGATAATCCATACTATAAGTATGTCCTTGAAGAACTTGAAGGTGGTATTACTCATAAAGAATTTCAAGAAAAGATCACGACAACTATTAATCCCCTGGACTATTTAGAAAATTGCGGGAAGAAGTACGACGAAGTTTCTGAATGGATGACTTCCAAAGGATTTGATAAGCAGGCAGAACGCTGTTTAACAATGTATAAGAAACTGAAATCGGGTGGTGGTATCATGAGGAAAACTACAGAAATTCCAAAGGATTATACAGGAGCATTCGTTGGCCACATGCCCATGTGTCTTACTCATCCCGTTGAAGATAGGTATCTTACAATTCGTGAGTGTTTAGCAATTATGAAAATGCCAAGTGATTTTCAATTGCAAGGAGGCAGAAAGAATCTCAACATGATATGTCAGAATGTTCCGGTCACAACTGCGGAAGATATGGCACAAATTATTTACGATTGGTTGGACGGAAAACTAGATACAGTAGAAGCTGAATATGCAGTCTTTGATAACAAATCACAAACTATACATGTTGAAAAACAACCTCAAACCCTTGAAGCGTTTATTGCTTAAGGGTGTAAAATTATTGTGTACAACACACTCAATTTATGGTATAATATACTATACAGTTAATAAAAAATTATGTCACTACTAGAAAAACTAAAGAAATCATCTCGGACAATTGGCGCTGAAGTCCTCTCGGAATCAAAACTTTTTGGAGAAAAAGAACTTACTACTACCGCAGTGCCGATGGTGAACGTCGCACTTTCAGGATCAATTGATGGTGGGCTTGCTTCGGGCCTAACTGTTTTAGCAGGTCCTTCAAAGCACTTTAAGACAAGCTTTGCTTTGCTTATGGCAAGTGCTTATATGAAGAAACACGATGATGCTGTATTGCTTTTTTATGATTCAGAGTTTGGTTCTCCCCAAGCTTATTTTGAATCCTTTGATGTTGATACAAGTCGGGTATTACACTGCCCTGTTACAAACATTGAAGAGCTTAAGTTTGATCTTGTCAATCAGCTTAAAGAAATTGAAAGAAAGGATAAGGTTATTGTAATCATTGACTCGGTTGGTAACATTGCTTCAAAGAAAGAAGTTGAAGATGCAATCAACGAAAAGTCTGTTGCTGATATGACAAGAGCAAAGGCACTCAAAGGTCTTTTCCGAATGGTAACACCTTTCCTTACAATCAATGATATCCCTCTCATCGCAATCAACCACACTTATATGGAACAAGGCCTGTTTCCAAAGGCAATTGTGAGTGGTGGTACGGGCGTAATGTACTCTGCTGATAACGTTTGGATTATTGGTCGACGACAGGATAAGAAAGGAACTGAGGTTATTGGATATGACTTTGTCATTAACGTTGAGAAGTCCAGATTCGTTAAGGAAAAATCCAAGTTGCCTATTTCTGTATCATGGGAAGGTGGCATTGAACGCTGGTCAGGTCTTACTGAAGTTGCCATTGATATGGGATATGTTATCAAGCCAAAGAACGGTTGGTACATGGCAATCAATCCCGAAACCAAAGAAGAACTCTCTGGCAATGTCCGCATGAAGGACACACTTCAGGCTGAGTTTTGGAAGAACATCTTTGAAAAGACTGACTTTGTCTCAGCTATTGAAAAGAAATTTAAAGTTGCATATCGTTCGTTGCTTGAAGGCGATCCTGTTTCTACCGAATCAGATTCTGCAGGTGACGACTCTCCAACTAAAAAGTAGAATCTTAAAAAGGGGGCTTGTGTATTGTGGTGGTGCACAGGCCCCTTTATCTTTTATGGAAGAGGAATTTGATTACAAGTTGGTTGACAGTGATCGCCACACCGATCACTTTTCAATAAAGTTAACAAACGGGCAATACAGCGGGTCTGTGTATGCCTATGGTGACGTCAAACTAACGGAAGAAGAAATCAACGGCGAGCAGGTTGGTCGTTTAAGCTTTCTTTACGAAGTTGAAGAAGGTAACGAAGAATACACCAAAGAAGAATTGCAATCCAATAAAGATTTTGAACAACATATTGGAAATGTACTTGCATCA